CATCGCCACGGTGTCGGGCCATTCTCGCGGCGCCACCATGGATCTCACCCTCGTTCCGCTGGACACCAATTCGGGCGCGTCCCCGCCTGTCGAACACGCCCTTGGCGCTTGCACGGCGCCGCCTGCTTACACAGCAATAGCAGCTGCGCGTCGTACAGGCGCCGTTTCTTTTTGTCGCGCAGGATGGACCATGCTTCCGTCAGTTCCGCCATCTTGGTGGCGTCGCCGCCTTTGTCCGGGTGGTGGACGCGCGCTTTGCTGTAATACGCCGCTTTAATTTCCTCGGTCGTGGCTTTTGGCGCCACGTCGAGCACTGTGTAGTGCGTCATCTCTTGTTCCCTGCGCTCTCCGCCATTTCATCCAGTTGCTGCGCCGCTTCCAGTGGTATGTACACGCTGCTCAGTTCGCAATGGCTGGACTCGCACCAGCAATTGTCGTCGGGCTCTATTATGAGCGGCTCGCGACAGATCGGGCAATAAACGTTGTTGTTCATTTATAAGTCCTCGCGAATTCACCTATATCGTGAAGTGATTTAGCTGCGTTCTTAGGTATCTGCACCATGTACAGTTCGCAGCGTTCATCCAAGCAGACGAGGTCTTCGTTCTCCGTGCCTCGTAGCGCCATTAGTTGCTCGCCGCATAGAGCGCAGCAAATTGGATCGTCGTTCATCGGTTGTGATCCTCGAATACGTGGTACACCAGCCCGCCTTCCCGCAGCTGGTAAGTATCGAGGTAGGTGAACTGGCCATCAAAGTTCAGTTCTTCACCTGTACCGCGCGTCGCTATGAGGCGTCCTTCCGTGTGGCTGCCAGAGTCATCGCACAGCGCGTACAGGCAAGGTTCGCGCTCGTTGACGCGGACGCAGAGAATCTTGGCGTCCACCGGCATCTCTATCCATTGGTAGGTGGCGCCGTTCAGTGGAAATCTCCAGATAACGCTCATACTTCCTCCACATAGAACACGCCGTCGTCAGCTGCCCGGCCTTGCCGCGTTGCTACTTCTTTCATGCGCGCCGGCTTCAGCATTAAATAATCCACGCCTTCAAACATAATCTGCACATCCCAGTGGCTGTTTATATACGCCACCAATGCCGCACGCCGGGCTTCTGTATCTTGCAGCTCCGTTGTGTTGGCCCATGCGGCATGTTTCATGGCGGCGCCATCCAACGCGTTAAAGTCCAACTTCGTGCGGTGTCCCTCGTCCAACGCAAACGCCACGCGCAATAGATATTGTTGCGGGTCTTCTTCGGGTTTAAAGTCCATAGCTTTCTCCTGTAATGGCTCGCAGTCAATGCAGCCGTCCGGGTTGTTGTAATCTTCGGGCGCGTTTTCGCGGCAATAGTCCGGTTGTACGCAGCGTGTGTTCTCAGTCACGTTTAGGCTCCGTTCCGTATTCCACGCGGCGCAGCGTGTTCATATGCAAGAACATGGCGTAATTGGCCGCGTCCACCCAGCGCTTGTCTTTGATGCAGGCGTTCAGCGCAGTCGTCAAGGCGCTATCCGCCATTAACTGCCAGCCGCTGCGATTCTCCTTCTCGCGTTTGTATTTCAATCGCGCCGCCATAATACGCACGAACAGCGCCAGCGTCTCATCGTCGCCGTGTTTGCCGCTCTTAGGATGCTGGCATAGCAACCATTCGCCGAACTCGTCCTGCTCGTAGCCAAGCCGGTCCAGCGTGGCGGCAGCGCGGGTATTCTCCACCTCCAGCTGTAGCAAATCCTTGCGCATGTTCTCCACCATCTTTTCCGTGGTGTTCTTTAGCAGCAATTCAATCTCCAACTGCTTCTTGGCGTCGCTGGCTTCCATAGCGCGCTTCTCCAGCACTAGCGCCACGCCGGCCAATACTTCCATCGCACCGATTATCTCACCGGAGACGCTGGCGTCCCTGAATTCTGCCGCTATCTTAAACAGTTGTTCGCTGAGGAATTTACTTTCTTCTATTGAGCTCATTGCTGTTTCCCTTTTCTGTACCCGAATACCATCAGGTCCGGCTCTTGGCCGTCGTTGTAGATACGCTTCGCCAACTTCGCTATGTCCCGCTTCGGTACGCTATCGCCGGATTGTTCCTGCACACGTTTGGCGCTGGCCAGTGCAATCTCCTCCGCTCTTCGCGGCGTTAGCGTTATCCACACGCGCTGCCCGTTGTGCGGCGTGTAGTCGTAGCGGCGTTCATCGCGGTTGAACTGCGTATGACTGAGCGTTGCTTCTCCGCAGCTCGGACACACTATCGTGAATGCTGTCACTCCGTCGCGGCTGTTGTAGATGCGCTCGCGGTGGCCGCAGCCAGCAGTCGTGCAGGCGTACCACATCAAACAAAACGCTTCTGCATGGTCATATTTAGTCATTCTGCACCTGTCATGTAACGGCTGCGCAGAAACGCCAACATGTGTTCGCGTATTTCTGCCAGCGTTTCGATATGCGGTTTGTCCCACGTATAGAATACGAACAATCCATTATTGCCGACCGTGCTATGCGTATAACGCGCGTCCATGCGGTACATCGTACCCGCTGGTATGCCAAATATTTGGCCACGATAATTCAGCAGCTGCCCGGCGTCGTTGATCAACACCATTCCGTACGTGGTCTTAAAGTCGGACGTGTTGTCAATATGCTCGCCGACCGGTTTCTCGGTGGCCCACATGTCTTTAACGATGCGCGTCGGCAACCACTCCGGGTCTATTTTCACTGTGCTCCCCAGTCTGCGAATGGCGGGCACCAATTCTGCAGGCATATAGAACTGTTGCACTTCAATGTCCATCGCCGCCCTCCCGGCTTTCCAGCCTGCCGTCCGGAGTGGTATGAAACGGCATTTGCCCTTCCACCTTCTTGGCGACGCCAGCTTTATATTTCAGGTTCTCGTAGACGCTGCTGAACCAGATATACAACATGGCGCCAATCGCCCAGCACAGCCCGCCGCCGAGGCCGAATAGTACGACTGTGATAATAACCATGTCCCGAATATGATCCGGTATCTTAAAGAAGAACCAGACGATGACCCAGAACACGCCGTACACAAACGCGCCCGTCGCCACTATTTGCAGCGCCGTAATGCTGATGGTTTTCAGTATCAGTTTCATCACGCGCCCTCCACAATCAATTCGGCATTGCAATACGTCTTTTCGTCCTCCGGCAAGTAGAACATTGCCTTAACCGCCTCTTCCGCCTTCTCCTCGCTGCTGGCCGTCACCATTTCCTCATGCTGGCCATTACCCGTTGACCACGTCACGCGATAAATGTTCATTCACGTGCCCTCTTCTCCGCCGCTGCAATCCCGCCCTTACGCCCGGCTTCCGCTGCCTCCTCAGGTGTGAACTGGTGCGCCCGGCCCAGCTTATGGGACTTACGTCCGGCCGCCGCGCCCGTCTTGCTGTTATACTTATGCGCCTTGCCCATTGCGTGCGCCGCCTTACCGCCAGCACTGGCAATCGCTTTCTGCTTCTCCGGGTCCATGCCCGCGAAACCGCGCTTAGAACTTTCTTGGCTTTTCGGGTTTTGGTTTTCTTTCGTTGTCATAGTATTTTCCTAGGTCAGCTAATGGTAACTTCGTGAATTTATCGCTGTTCCGTATTGCCCACAATCTTGTCTGTCCCGCTTCCGTCCGCGCTGGTATATTGCCCGCTGGTCGTGTAAAGCCCGCACGCTTTAATTCCCGCGCCATTGCGTTCTGCGTGACCCGCGTCTTGCCCATTGGATCATATAGCAGCACCAGCTCTTCCGTCCGCCATAAGTCATACGGCAACTGCACACTGTCTATCTTCAATATCCCTTCCGGGTCTTCCTTCAACTTGCTCACCCAATTGCCCAGCTCGGACCTTCCCGTCCTTATCATTTCATCCTTGCTCTCCGTATACGGCGCCGGCGCACGCGGATCAAAACCCGTCAGGTCCAGATTTAATAAATGATGGAATAGCTGAGCTGGGCCGTGCCCATTTAACCACAAGCTATAAAGTTTGTAAAATTCAAACGGTTTTGGCTCGCCGCTCACCTCGTGTACGAAAAATCTTCGGTCGCGGTCTTCAAGAAAGAAAGCATCGGGATGGTTGCTGGTAAAGTAGTAGTTTATGCGGTCCGGCATCTTGTAGGCTTTAATGTATTTCTGATCGATCGTTACCTCTTCCCGCGTTATCATGCCCTTTAAACGGTCCGTCATGCCGCGCTTATCGCCGCCGGTTATCTCCTCGCCCATGATAAACTGTTTGTCTTCCGCCCATGTGTTGCGGATGTTGTGCAGTTCTTGTTCCTCCAGCTCGGCAAAGTTCTCTCCATAGATGCGCTTCATGGTGTAGCCCACCAGCGACTTCCCCGTTCCATGATGGACGCCCCATAGAACAGCTGTGGTGAACATCTTAGTGCCCGGATGCTGCAATGGATACGCCAGCCACTGCTGAAACCAGATACCCGCCTGCACGTCATGTTGAAATAAATATTCCATCAATTCCAGCCACGGCTTGATATCTCCCTTCTTCGGCTCCGTCGCCCATCCCTTCCACGTATTAAACTCATTCTGGTTGGTGACCTTCGGCTGCCCCGGCGCGTAGGTCATGCGTTCCACTTCCGCCCTTAGCGGCCACTTCAACCATTCTTGCGCCACGTTCTTCGTCACCGTCTTCGGCTTGCCATCCGCCGTTTCTATGACACGGCTGTAGTTCCTGTTCGCATACAGCACTTCATAGAACATTCTGGCGGGTATTCTTTGCAGGGTGTCTAAGCGCAATACAAATCCAGGATCGCGCACTAGCAACACTTCCTCATTCATCTTGAACAGTTCGCGCTGCTGGCCCCATTGTTCCGCCGTGGCAATTAAATCCTTGAACGCGTCCACACCTTCCGCTACTATATAATCGTCCAAGCCTTGCTTGCCGCCGCCCTGCGCTGGCGGTAGCCGTACTATATAAGGTATGGCACCCAATTGACCCAGCGCCGCCGCCAGCGCATTCTCCGCCATGATCACATCCTTGTTGGTAATGGCGTCGCTGTCGTAGGCTATATATACGGTACGGTCTTTCCAGCTGAAGGAATCGAACTGCGGCAGCAGCGCCAGCTTGCTACGCATGGCTTTAAAACACCACACGCCGCCGAGGCCGATGGTGGGTATTTCATGCTTGCACGCGCACGCACTCTTAAGCTCGCCTTCCGTTATTACCAGCGGTATCTTCGGTTCGTCCGCTATTTCCTGCCAGTCAAAGTACGGCGGCATGTATAACTCGTTCACTGTCTTTGGCGGCTGGCCGTACTTCAGCGCCTTTTTATTGGTAACTGCGTCGAATCCTTTCTTGGTGGTCTCTAGATAACGGTATCGGTAGAAGCGCGTCAGCTTACCTGCTAACGAAAAGTATGGAATGCTGAAGCCAGCGGCATGAGCGGTAAAGTCAGGGTGCGCGGTTTTAAATTCTGCGGCGGTAAACGGTTTGAATTTTAGCAACTTTGCGTCGCTGGTGTCTAACAGTGACTGGTTGAGCTTGTGTTGCATGGCCAGTTTTACCTGCCCATTCTGTTTTAGAAGAGCTGAGCTATTGCTTGCGGGAAAAGGAACAACGGAGTTCTCAGACATCGTATCTCGCGCCTTAGTAAAGGTGGTTAAATAGTCGTGTTTAAAAGCGGTGTTTTGCTTTTGATTTCTTGTTTAAGAGTGTTGGTTATTTTTTGCTCGGGCCTTTTTTGCGTGGCCCGCAATGCGTAGCAACGGGTTTAAGTTAGCAAACAAAAGTTATGTTGACTATCTGTTTGTAATACCTCTTATTTTGCAGAATATTTCTCGGTTTCTCAACGTTGAGTTTTTTAATGACGAATACCTCTGCTACACAGTTACGTGCTACACACATTCCCCAACCTTTATACGTAGGACCTAAATATTACATATACTAGCTCAATATATTAACTATAAATGTGTAAATGTGTATAGACCATTGTTTTTATTAACAATTTTTTGCTACAGTTTGGTACACATTTTGTCTAATTTAAGTCGTTTCTTCGGTTTTACTCTTTGAACAAAGAGGATTCCATCCGCCCGTTACCCGCCATAAATGCGTAGCGCAACGGCATAATTATACCGTGGCGGAAATGCGTTGTTTTCGTGAATCGAATGACTGTAGAATCGCGCCTATGCGTAACTTCCCCGTTAAAGACAACAGGACTCTTCGTGACTTCACGTACCTCACGATCTGCCCCGGCTTCCAAGAAAGCTGAGAAGGCTGCCCGCGCCACCAGTAAGTCCAAGGCTCCAGTCACCGCCCTAAAAACTCAACGCAAAGCTCCGGAAAAGAAACAGCCCGCCAGTAGGAAGAAAGCGCCTATTGCTTGGAACGAGCAACCTCCGCGTTATCATCATTCGTGGAGCGACCATTACTCCATGCAAGAGCGCATGGAACTCGCGGTCGCTGAAGACGGCATGACACCGCTGCAATTTTTCCAGTCTGTTATTAACGATCCTGACGCCAGCGTCTACGCCAAGATGGAAGCGGCGCGCAGTGCTGCGCCCTACGTCCACAAGAAACAGCCCACCGCCATCGAGCTACCGCCGCAGAAGCGTACGAACCCGATTATGCGTGTTCCGCTCGTTGCGAGTATGGCCGAATGGGAAAAGATTGCGCAAGAGAGCCAGTCCAAGCTGAAAGAACAGGTGCGTAAATGAACGCTCGCGCGCCGTTACCGCCCGCCACCGAGGACGACGAGTACCATGTGGTATGGGAACCTCTTCCCGGTTCGCAGTCTTTGGCGCTGTGCTGCGTCTGCCACCACATCTTAGTAGAAGGTACGCGCGGCCCCGGTAAGACTGCTGTGCAGCTCGCACGCTTTCGTGCTCGCGTTGGCATGGGCTACGGTCCGCAATGGCGCGGCGTTATCTTTGACCGTGAATACAAGAACCTTGATGACTTGGTCAGTAAGAGCGTGCAGCTCTTTACGAAGTTTGACGATGGCGCTAAGTTTGTTTCGGGTTCCGGCTACAAATGGGTATGGCCTACGGGCGAGGAGTTATTGTTCCGCGCTATTAAGCGCGGCGCGGATTACTGGAACTACCACGGTCAAGAGTTTCCGTTCATTGGTTGGAATGAGCTGACGAAGTACCCGACGAGCGAACTGTACGACGCCATGATGTCGTGTAACCGCAGCAGCTTTATTCCAGGCGCGCCGGGCAACGAGGAAGGATTGTGCGAGGAGGAAATGCCGCTTGAAACGTTCTCAACGACGAATCCGTTTGGCCCCGGCCATAACTGGGTCAAGCACCGCTTCATTGATAAAGCTCCGCCCGGCGTCGTTGTTAGAAACACGATTAACGTCTTCAATCCGCGCAAGCAGCGCAGGGAAGACGTGGTTAAGACGCAGGTCCGCATCTTCTGTTCGTACAAGGAGAATATATATCTCGCTCCGGAGTATATCGCGGAACTTGAATCAATCAAAGACCCTAATAAGCGGAAAGCGTGGCTTTGGGGAGACTGGGATATTGTTTCTGGTGGTGCCCTTGACGATGTCTGGGGTCCGCATCTTAAATTGCCACGTTTCAAGATTCCGAGCAGCTGGCGCATCGATCGTTCATTCGATTGGGGCAGCTCGCGTCCATTTTCGGTTGGCTGGTGGGCGGAAGCAAACGGCGAAGAAGCGACGCTGCCCGACGGTACGAAGTTTTGTCCACCCGCTAAGACCCTCATTCGCATCGACGAATGGTACGGTACTGAGGAAATTGGAACGAACCTCGGTCTTAAGCTGACAGCTAAGAAGGTGGCCAAGGGAATTAAAGAGCGCGAGGCGCAGCTCCGCATCCTCGGATGGGTACATAAAGACGCTGAGTTTAACGCTGGTCCTGCGGACAACAGTATTTTTGATTTAACGCAGCAGAACGGTGAAGAGCTAGAATCCATTGCCAGTAAGATGGAAGATGAGGGTGTTTACTGGGAGCATTGCGACAAACGGCCTGGCAGCCGTATCAATGGTCTGCAAGTATTGCGTGACATGATGGAGGCCTCCCGCGATTGGGTCGCGAAGAAAGAGGTCAATGAAGGCTGCATCTTCTACATGGAAAATTGTTTGGCTACGGAAGCGACGCTGCCAGTGTTGCCACGGGATGAAACCAATCCCGATGATGTGGATACCGATGCTGAGGACCATGCGTACGACGAATGGCGTTATCGCGCATTGAAAGGCAGCAATCGTTCCGCCACTGACCTCAACCTCAAATTCGTTCGGTGATAAAATTATGGTAGCGAAAGTAACCTATGTCCGGCCCGAAGTCCAGGAGCTGATGCCGAAATGGCAGCTGGTGCGCGACTGCCTCTGTCAGGACGCCGTTAAGAGAGCCGGCACGACGTATCTGCCGATGCCGGACGCGGATGACAAGAGTGTTGCGAACCAAGAGCGCTATAAGAGTTATAAAGAACGCGCCGTTTTCTATAACGTCACTGCGCGTACGTTGAACGGCATGGTCGGTCAAGTGTTCTCTGTTGATCCAACGGTTACGTTACCGCCGCTCCTTGAGCTGATGGAAGAAGACGTGGATGGAGGCGGAGTAGCGTTGGATCAACAGTCCAAGCAAGCGACTGAGCATGTATTGTCGTATGGCCGCGCCGGACTGCTGGCGGACTACCCACGCACTGAGCGCGCTGCCAGTAAGGCGGAGATTGATGCCGGCAAGATTCGTCCTACGCTGGTATTGTACGAGCCCACCTGTATTCCCAATTGGCGCGTCGTTACCATTGGCGGTCAAAAGTTGCTTTCTATGGTGGTTCTGCAAGAAGAGGACATTGTTGCCGACGACGGTTTTGAAATTAAGTGTGAAGTGCAGTACCGCGTGCTGCGCTTGAACACCGACAACCCTCGGCTGCCGTTTTACTACGTGCAGATTTGGAAGAAGGCAATGGAGGATAACAAGGAGGTTTGGATTGTAACAGACGAATTCATGCCGTTGGATTCTTCGGGTAAGGCGTTCCAAGTTATTCCGTTCACATTTATCGGTGTTATGAACAATGATCCGCAGCCCGACGAGGCACCGCTATACGATATTGCGGACCTGAACGTGGCGCATTACCGCAATAGCGCGGACTACGAGGAGTCTTGCTTTATCCTTGGTCAGCCGACACTGTTTATTTCCGGGTTGACGCAGAACTGGGTCAAGGATGTATGGAAAGACCGGGAAATAAAGATGGGCAGCCGCGCCGCTATTACTGCGCCGGCCGGAGCGAGCGCGCAGCTATTGCAAGTGCAGCCGAATACAATGGTCAAGGAAGCGATGGACCAGAAGGAAAAGCAAATGGTCGCGCTCGGGGCTAAGCTGGTGGAGCAAAGCCAAGTAGTCAAGACATTGGGCGAAGCATCCATGGAGGAAGCCAGCGAGCTCAGTATTCTGCAAGCGGCAGCGAAGAATGTTTCCACTGCCTACGAGCAGGCGCTTTCGTGGGCGGCGCAATATATCGGCGCGCCGGAGGACGGTATTGAGTACGAGCTGAGTACGGACTTCGCTATTTCTCGTATGTCGCCACTGGAGCGCGCGCAATTAATGGCGGAATGGCAAGGTAACGCCATCAGCTTTAGCGAAATGCGCTTCCAGCTGCGCCAGTCCGGTATCGCTACATTGGATGATGAGAAGGCTAAGGAAGAAATTGCCAGCGAAGGTCCGAGCCTGAACCTTGACGGTGACACTGGCGCGGTGGACGCCAATGGGAACCCGATACCGCCTAACCCGCCGCCCGCTGGCAATAAGGACAAAGTACCCGGACCGGCTGCTGGAGGTGTGTGATGACTGTCGTGTCGATGTCGCAGTTCTTTCAAAACTGCAAGTTTCGTTCTCCGGAGCAGGCTTTTGAAGATGCGCTGGCGGAGTGCAAGGAACGCGGTATCAAGAAAGTGCTAGTGTTAATGCTGCACGACGAAGCTTCTACAAAGGATGGCTCTGACTATACGTTTCACGCAGCCGGCGTTTCTCGGAAGGATAGTGTTTACTTGGCGCACCGATATTTACAGGACACATAATGGCGACCAACAAAAGCCTGAAAGACTTCGCCATTCGGCATCAGGTGTTTTTAGAACGACTGAAGACGAGCGAAGTCAATAACTTTTCCAAGGTGCTACTGAAAGTTGACAAGGCAATGCGGGATATTATGAGCCAACTGACGCAGCAGAAGATGAGCGATGTTTCGCGCACGCGGTTAAACGCGCTGCTCGGCGAGATGCGCGCTGCCCAATTGGAAATAATGAATAAGCAGCTGGAGACGTTCATCGGCCGACTGCCCGCCATCGGAGAGTACGAGGCGGAGTTTGAAGTTAAGTCGTTGACGAACGGTACGAAGGTGAAAGCCAGCGCGTTAACCACGCCGGACAGCGATGCTGTGTTTGCGTTCGCGCAGAAACAACCATTGGCGTCCACTGGTGAACTGCTAAACGACTTCCTTTCCAACTGGAGCACGACGCAGGTGGCGGCGCTGAACAACACCATACGCCAAGCCTATGCACGCGGGTGGACTGTGCAGCAAACTGTGCAAGCGCTGCGCGGTACGAAAGCGCAGAACTTCAAGGATGGTTTGATCGGTGGCAAGATGCAGCGCGACCTCACCGCTGCGGTCCGTACATCCTTGCAGCATGTTTCCAGCATGGCGCGGTTGGAAACGTGGAATGAGAATAGCGATGTGGTGGATAAGTATCGCTGGGTCTCCACGTTGGACAGCTTAACCACGCCGCAATGTCGCAGCTTAGACGGGCAAGAGTTTGAACTGGGCGATGGCCCCATGCCGCCCATTCATATCAACTGCCGCAGCACGACGGTCGCAGTAGTGGACGATCAGTACGCCTATCTGGATGAGGGCGCGACTCGTTCTTCGGCGTCTGGCTATGTGGATGCTGACGAAACATACTACGAATGGCTGAATACGCAGCCGGCCGCGTTCCAGGACGAGGCGCTTGGTCCGACCCGTGGGCAGCTGTTCCGGGAAGGCGGACTTACTGTCGAAGAGTTTGGTCGCTTGAATATAAACCGTAATTTTGAACCGATGACGCTGGATGAAATGCGGAAGAAAGAACCCGCCGCATTTGAGAAGGCTGGCATCTAAAGAAAACTGTTTGCCGCAGAGCGGTAAGCGTTTCCAACCGTCGGCGGGGCCGGCATAACTCTGTCCAGGGGACAAAACAAATGGCACTGAAATTCGTACTCGACAATCTAGACGGCCTCGATGATGCAACGAAAGCGTTGTACAAAGAGAAAGAAGGCAAATTCTATCTGGACGTGGCCGGGCTGCCTCAGAATGAAGATGTCTCCGGTCTTAAAAAGAAAGTGGATGAGCTTCTGGCTGAAAAGAAAGAAGCTACGAAACGGCAGCAAGAAGCCGAGGAAGCACAACGCCTCGCCGAGGAAGAAGCTGCTAAGAAATCCGGTGATGTGGCTGCTCTGGAAAAGTCGTGGCAGGCGAAGTTGGATAAAGCCGTTGCGGCGAAAGACACAGAAATCCAAACGTTGAAGACGTCGTTGGATACACTGTTGATCGATAACGTCGCTGGCAAACTGGCTTCGGAACTTGCAATTGACGGAAGCTCTGAGCTGCTCGTACCGCATATTCGTAATCGGCTGGCGGTGGAAGTACGTGAAGGCCAGCATGTTACGATCGTGCGCGGTGCGGATGGCAAGCCCTCTGCGTCTTCCATTGATGATCTTAAAGGCGAAATCGCTGCTGTTCCGGCCTTCGCCCCGGTTATCAAAGGTAGTTCTGGCTCTGGCGGCGGGGCCGCTGGTGGCAACAAAGGCGGCAGCGGAGCAGGTGGTGCTAAAACAATCAAACGCGCAGACTTTGCGCTGCTGGACCCGGTCGCTCAACGCGATGCAGTGGTCACGCAGAAACTCAAGGTCGTTGACTAATTCGGCCCCGGCCGATTAATTTCGAGGAAATACGCAAATGGCCAATACGTTGACCAGCTTGATCCCGCAGCTTTACGAGGCACTGGATGTCGTGTCTCGTGAGTTGGTGGGCTTTATCCCCGCCGTGACGCGCAACTCCAGCGCCGAACGTGCGGCCGTCGGCGAAACGATCACCATCCCGATCGCACCGCCGGCAACCACCGGTGACATCACTCCGGGCACCAATGCGGTGGACGACGGTGATCAAAACATCGGCAACACCACCATGACCATCAGCAAATCCAAGTATTCGCCGGTCCGTTGGTCGGGCGAAGAACAGAAAGGCGTTGGCAATTCCGGGATGCTCGGCAACATCGTAACCGATCAGTTCACGCAGTCCATGCGCGCGCTGGTCAACCTCGTTGAAGCCGATCTGGCCAGCTTGGCCAGCAAAGCGTCGCGCGCGTATGGCACCGCTGGCACCACGCCGTTCGGGACGGCTGGTGATCTGAGCGATGCTGCGTTCACGCGCAAAATCCTGGAAGACAATGGCGCGCCGCAAACCGATCTTCAGATGGTGCTGGGCACCTCTGCGATCGCAAACATCCGCGCCAAACAGTCCGTTCTGTTCAAAGTGAACGAAGCGGGCACCGACGCACTGCTGCGTCAAGGCATCATCGGCTTGTTGGAAGGCTTCAATCTCCACACTTCCGCACAAGTCGTGACGCCGGCAATCGGCACTGGCTCCGGCTATCTGGTGAACAACGGCGCGGGCTATGCCGTTGGCGCCACCGCCATCACGCTGGACACGGGTACGGGTACGGTATTGGCGGGCGACGTTGTGACCTTCGCGGGCGACACGAATAAATACGTCGTGGCAACTGCGTTGACCGCAACTGTCGTAACGCTGGCTGCGCCCGGCCTGCGTCAAACGCTTGCTGACAATGTGGCCATGACCGTGGTCGCAGCGTCTGCGAAAAACATGGCGTTCAGCAAGTCCGCAATCCAGCTGATCACCCGCGCGCCGGCCATGCCGGAAGGCGGCGACCAAGCTGACGATGTGATCGAAATCACCGATCCGAATTCCGGGTTGGCGTTCCAGGTCGCGGTGTATCGTCAGTACCGTCGTGTGAAGTACGAGGTCGGCTTGGCGTGGGGTTTCGAGCTGATCAAACCGGCGCACGTTGCCGATCTGCTAGGCTAATCGGCTAACGCTGGTTAGAGTTAAAAGCGAGGCGCCGGTAACACGGCGCCTTTATTCCAACTGAAGGAGTCTACAAATGAGCGAGCGTGTTCCTACCATCAAAGTAAAAACGGACGATGATCATAAGATCATCAACGCAGCTGACCACAAAGAAGGCGACGTGCTGGCGGAGAAGCCTTCCGAAGAAGCCACCGCCATTCTGCGGAAACTGCCGCATGCCGAAAGCATCCAGCTGGATATCAAGTCGGCCGAAGAAGGTGAAGAGGTCGAAGAAGAGCTAGACCCGGTGACGGGCGAAAAGGTCAAGAAAAGCAAAAAACATAAAGGTCAGCAGTAATTTAGCGGCGCCTGGAGTGGCGGGCGCTTAAATAATTTGGAGGCAAAGGTATGGCGTTAATCGTTGAAGATGGCTCCGGCAAGGCGGATGCCAATAGCTACATCTCCGTCGCTGACGCGCGTACCTTTGCTTCGTCGCGCGGCATTACTATGGACGCCAGCGACACTATCGTTGAACAGCAATTGCTGGATGCGATGGACTGGCTGGCGCAGTTCTATGATCGTTGGCAAGGTCTGCAAGTGACGCGTCTGCAAGCGTTGCCGTGGCCGCGTTCTTACGTCTGGCTAAACGGCTATATGCAGAATGCGAATTTTATGCCGCCGCAGCTGTTGCACGCGCAGGTGTTTCTTGCCGTTGAGAGTGAGACAACTGAGTTACTGCCGAACGGCGCTGGCCGCGAAGTTATACGCAAGAAAACGGACGTACTGGAAACGGAATGGGCGCCGACCGGCACCAGCGTAGTGACGCCAGTGTTCTCCAGAGTGGATACGTTGCTGGCACCGCTGCTAGACGGCGGTGGCGGAATGTCTAGTCTTCGTGTAGGGCGCGGATAATGGCGACTAAATACCAAGAGGAAATCGACAGCGCATATGAGGACTTGCTCGCAGCGGGCGGTCTTATCACTATTACGCGCACGCCAAAAACCATCAACCTTGTGACTGGCGCGAAGACGGACGGCACGCCTGTATCTTGGGACATGGCCGCTGCGGTATTTCCGGCAACGCAGAACAAGATAAAACAGTTCGATAACGGCGCTACTGAAGAATTCGTAGCTGACAAGCATCGTTACGTGCTGGGCGCTGGAAAGAATTCGGAATTCGACCCTGAAGCCGGCGACGTGATGGTGTTTGAGAACGCTTCATGGTTTGTTGTCGGCTGCACGCCGCTGAAACCGGATGGCGTGGCCATCATCTACAAGATTGGAGTGCGGCAGCTATGACGGACGGTGGATTCGCTCTGCAAGTCGGCAAGTTCGAAAAGACTTCGGTTGCGCGCTGCAAAGATATGCGTCGCATCATTATTCTTAAGCTGTTCAGCGCGGTAATTCTGGACACTCCGGTATTGACTGGCCGTCTGCGCGCCAATTGGCAGCTCGGTAAGAAGGCAAAGCCGGACGGGCTGGTGCGCGGACTTGATCCCAGCGGCGCTAAGACGTTGGCTAAAATGCAGGTCGGTGTAGACGGCGAGGACGGCGATCAGTATCTTGTCAACAATCTGCCCTACGCCGCGCGCATTGAATACGACGGCTGGTCGCACACTAAAGCGCCGATGGGCATGGTGCGGCGCAACGTGGCGCGGATAGCAGCGCTGGTGCAACAGGCATCCGGGGAAGCCAAATGAGCTATACGTCAATAGAAGAGGCGCTGGTGCAGCCGTACTACGACACGTTCGTTAACGTCATAAGTCCGGCTGTTCCTCTTGCGACCAAAGCGGACAACGAAATATTCAATCCGCCGCCTGCCGATGTCTGGGCTGCGGTATTCTTCTTACCGGCGGAGACAATACCCGCCACTATAGGACTGAACGGGTACAATCAAGATACGGGCTTGTTGCAGGTGGACTACAACACTCCAGTCGGCGATGGGACCAGCCAGATGCGCGCGTTTGTGGAAGCTATGTACGCGCTCTATAAATTAGGGACTATATTCACAGCTCAGGATGGGCAAAAAGTTCACATAACTTCCTTCGCACGCTCACCGACGCGGGAAGTTGACGGGTACAGTCGTGTGAGCATTTCCATATTTTACCGTGCATTCATCGATCGATAGGAGAAAAAGATATGACCACTGCTTCCGGTTCCCGTCATCAGCTTTCGTATATTGCGGAAGTGACCTACGGCACGACGCCGAACACGCCTGCCATGACGCCATTCCGCCATAAAGGCGGCGTGACGTTGGCGCTGAGCAAGAACACGTTCCAGTCCGAGGAGTTGCGCTCGGATCGGCAGATCGCCGACTACCGCCACGGCACCAAACAGATCGGCGGTGAAATACCGTTCGAACTTTCAGATAATGGCTTCGACGATTTTATTGAAGCCGTGCTCGGTGGAACATGGGCCACCAAAGCCACCAAGACCGCAACGACTATTAGCGCCGTCGCTGCCGACAATAGCTACAATGATTCTGGAAACGGATTCGTTACAGCTGGTTTTGAAGTGGGCGACAGCGTGGTGGTTACGGGCTTTACCGGCAACGTGGCCAACAATATCGCGCATGGCGTGCTGACCTCTGTCGCTGCTGGCAAGATCATTGTCGGCGGTACGGATGGCGACGTGATTGTGGACGATGCAGCGGGCGAATCTGTCACCATCGCCACGCTGGCCAGTGCATGCAAGGCTGGCGTGTTGCGTCGCAGCTTTACGTTTGATCAGTTCTTCAGCGATATTGCGCAGCATCTGATCTTCCGTGGCGTAGAAATGAACACCATGAAGATCACCATTTCGCCGAACGGTATTGTTGCCGGCAGCTTTGGCGTTATCGGTCAGTCGCAGATTACCGGCGCCATCGCCGGGGCCAGCCTGAATGCGACACCGACGGGTGAACCCTATGACGGCTTTGCGGGTTCGCTGTTAGAAGCCGGCGCGCCGATCGCGGTCGTAACGGAAATCGCGCTCAACATCAACAACAACTTGGCGACGATGTTTGTAATCGGCAGCGACGAAACTTTGCAACCGAGCATCGGCCGCAGCATGGTGGACGGCACCGCCACAATGTACTTTGAAAACTTGACGATGCTGAACAAGTTTATCAACGAGACCGAGTCGTCTATTCAGTTCGAACTTTCCGGCGCTAACCGTACCGGCATACGCGTCACGCTGCCGCGTGTGAAGTACAACGGCGGCGCACCTAATGTCGGCGGTGAAGGACCTATCACGTTGCAAATGCCGTTCATCGCGCTGTACGACACCACAATGGCCACGCAAATTCGTGTTGAGCGGAACTTTTAACTATGAAAATTGAAGACTTATTTACTCGCGAAGCGTCGAACGTCGGCACCAAGATGTTCGTCGTACTCCCAGACGGCACCAAAACGGAAGAATGGTTGCAGGTACACTACGAAGATAGTGACGAATTTCGCAGGGCGCGCGATCGCGGTATGCACGATTTAGCATTAATGATGCACGAAAAGGACGAGGAGCTGCGGCTGGCTATTGGCGCACGTAATCGCGTACAGTTGACGGCCGCTATGGTTTCCGGATGGAGCTTTGAAACGCCTTTCAATAAGGAGAATCTTGAGAAGCTGCTTACGGAGGCACCGAGTTTGCGCGACCAGATTGATAAGTTCTGTAGTAACCGCAGAAATTTTTTCAAGAAGTCGGAAACATCCTCTGCGAATTCGGGCGAGCAGAGTTCCGACTCCTAAAGCCCGTCAAGGGCTCCAAGAGTAGTCTGCGCGATCATCTTACTTCAGTATGGAGGCAGAGTAAGAAGAAGCCGAAAGGACTTGAAAGACCTGATCTAGCGCCCGAAGCGCGATATCTTTGGGAATGGTACTGGGAAATGTTTACGCCGCCGCAGCGGCTCTATTACGCAGAAATCAAAGCATGGTCGGAGCTAACTGGCCACCGCTTGATGGAATGGGAAGTGAAGGCGCTGCGTAAGCTGGACGAAATTAGATACCAAATAGCAAACGAGGACTAATCATGTCGGGTGAAGGCCAAGATACCGCCAGTCTAAGTATTAAGGTCACGTCCAGCGGTGCGGCGCCGGCGACCAATGAGCTGAAGGACTTGACACAAGCCAGCGGGGCCGCTGAAAAAGCGGCGACTGGCATGGGTACGTCCTTCGCCGGCGCGGCCACGCGTCTTGTTTCATTCACGCTTATCGCCGCTGCTGCTGCTGCTGGTGTTCACGCGCTAGTGGAGGAAGGACAGCGCGTCGGTATTCTTACGGCGCGGCTGACTACCTTGACGGGTAGCTCTGAGCGCGCGGGCCAAGCGTTCGAAGCGTTGTTGAAGTTTGCTGAGGACAGTCCGTTCACACTGCAAGAAAGCACAGACGCATTCGCCAAGTTGGTCAACCAAGGACTTGACCCGAGCATTGAAGTACTCCGCAGCTTCGGCGATATTGCTACCGCCACGGGAACATCTATTACCAGTGTGGCGGATGCTATTTCCGCTGCGTCGCAGGGTAACTTCCGTTCGTTGCGTGAATTCGGTATTCGCGCGGAGGAGTACAATGGTCAGATTCGTGCAACCTTCCGTGGAACAACGCAAACGATCGGGTCCAGCGCCGAAGAAATT